CCGTATCCAAAATAAGCCAAGAAGCATAATTTTGGCTGGCATCGCTACCAACATAATCTACAGCCTTAATCATTAGCCACCTAATTTTGAATCCTGTATGCACGAAAGGACCATCGGTAGATGAACCGTTGCCTTCATACGAACCAAACGCGCTATAGCCTGCGACAGGTGCGAATGCGTAGCATATGTATTCTCTTCCGCTTACATTACTTAAACCGCCATTAACGTGAATAACATTAGGGTTGGGAGCAGTTCGCCCAGTAATATCTAGCTTTGCATCTGTTGAATTTAATTTCAAAAAGTCATAAGAGCCATCGGCAAATGTATAAGTAACATCCCAATCCAATGACGCATCTCTGTCTTTAATTACTACAAGCACCGGATCGGTATTCAACCCGTGGCCTACTGAAACGTCGCTGTTACCGTCTCCTGTGTAAGAAACAATACTGAAGCCAGCAGTCGGATTTGCGCGAACAGTTGAAGCAAGTTCGGGAACATTAGCGACCGTAGTGCCAGCATCAACTAATTCTTCGCCATCTACCAAAATATATCGCAGACCAGAGCTACCACTTTGACCAACGTTAATTGTGATAGCTGTTAAATCCCCTGTAAGCCCCGTGTTAATAAGCCCTGGCGGTCCATCAACGGCATGAACAGTTCCATCAACAGTAAGACGAATTTCGGTGTTACTTGCCTGTGTGCCTGAGGGTCCACTGCCATTTACGACATAGATATGAATTGAAGTTGTGGCGGTTACTGCAGCGGTAAACGTCCAAGTTGCGGTGGTGTTTGCACCCGTAGACGGACCAGTACTAACGTCATTATCAAACAAATTAGCAATAGTAGGGCTAAAAGTTCCTGCTGTAACTGAACCGTATGTGCTCCAAGTCTGATCTTGGTTGTAAGCAGAGCTATTTAAGTCACCAACACTAATTGAAGTATTGGATGATCCACCGTCCCATGCCCAGCCGACGTAAGGAGTTCCTGATAAATTAACTTGATCTCCATTTGTTGATGCGTTCAAACTAAATCCAGTATTGCTGGTGGAACTTACGTATCCCCATTTTGGATCTGTAGCACCACTGTTGGCTAAACTTTCTTGGTTGGTAGATGAAGATGATAATTTAGTTCCCGAACCAAATCCTCTTACAGAATCTTGGAGCACATGGTCGGAAGCACCATTTCTACGTTTAATCCAAACAAAATCAGGCGAGAAGTTCAGCCCACTAATGGTTTGCGTTGAACCATTGCCGGTATAGAGCGTTGCATCCATCGCCGTCGAACCATCGGCAATCGTCGGGGTCGGCAATGAGGCGGTATTCATCGCCTTAAAACCTGAGGGCGCCGTATATTCCCAACTTCTTTGCCCAAAATTTGCCACAAAAGTAGTGCCAGAATTTGAACTATCGCCGTCTCCAACTGTCCAAAATATGGTCTTGCCGCTCAAGTTTGTGTATGCCGCATTAGTGCCAGCAGCAGGATCTCCTGACGCTTGAAATGTGCCATTTTTACTAAACCAAATTTTGCCGTTATCCATGTCAACAGCAACGCCAAGGACGTCATTTGTAGTCCATGAGCTGCCATAAGAAGCAGAAGCGCCATCATGGTATTTATCACCATTAAAGTAATACGTCCAAGTGTCAGAACGAGCCAGTAAGCCGCCGGAAATCGTCTGTTCTGCAACGCCAACGGCTGCGCCAGCCAAACTGTTTACATTGGTCGCAGTAAATTCAGCGTACCACTTGCCTGAAGAAACACCGATGGTTCCAACGATTGGACTATGAGCGGCAGGGACAACGACATCTAGATTTCCATTACTAAAAGTAGCCCCAGACCTGAGAGGGTTCCAAGTGCAGTAATTCCCTGAAACTTCTCCCCCGTTGCCTCCGTCGCTTTGAGATCCATTTGTTGGTACGTCAAACAAGCTGTCATTGCCTACACCTGCAGTAACGCTGATATTGTTTGCTGTGAAATCGTTATTATTTCCGCTGGCGTCCTCTGCAATCGTTGTTGTATTTGTCGCGTCTGAAAAAGGCAGATGGAATCCGTTCGTACCGTATGTTCCCGAATAAAGTGCAGCCTGCCAGACGCCGTTATCGTCATACGCCCCAAATGATGTGGGGTCAAGCGCAGAGCCGTCAATGAAGTACAAATCAGCCATGTAGGCATCAATGTATTGCGGAGTATTGCCACCGTAATTTTGAACGGAACCAATAGTGTGTCGCTCTGCTCTGTTCCAGCCAAAATCACCGTTTTGGGTAACGGACGACCTGTTATCTGTTGAAAAATCAGTTTCTTCTACACCATTGACGTATATCTTGATGCGGTTGCTTGCTGTCGCTTGGGTGCTATCAAATGCGACAACTATGTGATACCAAGCCGACAAGTCTCTAAATTTTCTTGTTGTCAATAAAAAATCAGTATTGTTTGATCCGACCAAAAGATCATCATTTTGCTTAAAACCTATAAAGCCGATTCCAGTGTTTGACGCGGTGTTCCCACCAATAAAAATCCAATGCCTATAGTTTGCTCCGTCGTTGTTTTTGGTTTTTTTAATCCACCCACTCCAGGTCCAGGTTTTGCGGTTACCAGCAGATGATGGGGTGCGATTGAGATACGCCGAATCTCCTGAATTGAAACGCAGTGACTTTGTTGCTACCGCAGCCGCAGCAGCATCAGCAGCAGTTGCCAGCAGCGGGGAAGAAAGATTACCGGGAACTGTCATCAGGAAGCTGCGTCAACAGTCAGGTGTGATGTGATCATAATCTTTTCGTCAGAGAGCACCGCATATGCCAGCACATCTTTCTTGCTGGCTGTAGTAGTAAGCGTTGGCGCGGTGCCCCCAACAAAGCGGTAGTTCGACGAGAAGCTGAGTGTCCTACTGCCCGTCGCATCTTGCAAAACTTCGATAAATCCAGTCTGACCTTCGACAACATTTGTCGGGTTACCTAATGTCCTGTTTCCGCCCAGCGTCACCTTGAAGTTATTGTTGTCATCCATATCAATCGCGATGGTTGCAGCATCGGTCAGCGTCGTAATCGCTCCACGCACACCACCCGTGACCACCTGACCATTAGTGGTTTCAGTGGCAAGGAGGAAAGAAGCAAAGCCAAGGTTGCCGCTTGCGTCCGTCTTCAGCGCTTGGTTTGCTGTTCCATCAGCACTAGGCAGCGTGAACGTGACGTTGCTTGAAACAGTGGCAGGGGCCTGGAGCGCCACATAGTTGCTGCTATCGGCGTCAGCAAAGCGCACGTCTGAACGAGCGTTCAGCGTGATGTCGCCCGTGAAGGTCGCACCAGACAAGCCAGCCAGTCCAAAGTTTGTGGATGCTGTACCTAGGCTGATGAACCCATCATTTGCGGCATTGCGTATCTTTAGCGTGGCCGGGGTGGTATTGGTGTCTAAAAACAGCATGTGAGCAACCAAGTTGCTCGGCGCTGACGTGCCGCTGTTGAGCGTCTGGATCGCGGCCAGGATGGTATTAAGTTCTGAACGGAAACTACTCCCGCTTTGGTTACTGAGACTGTAGTCAGTGGATTGGGGCATCAGGTGATCTCCTTACCGTGGCCGACAGCCTGGTAGTCAAAGTTCCTGTCCACAATGCTACCGCCAGATGCTTTGAAAGTAATGGTGAACCCAGTCCTGCTCACACTGCTCAGCTCAAAGAAGTCACCCGTCGCCATGTTGGTTGCTGTGATGGTGATGCTTGGCGTGCTGTAGAAGGCAGATGGGAACGTCACCGCCTTTGCTCCGGTGCCGCTGCTGATGTTGCGTTGCTGCTCTGTCCGACGCTGCAACTTCACCGACACGCCAAGGGTCTGCACAACGACATCCTGTGAGTCGTTAGAGGTCTCCATCTCAACTTTGAACTGGAAGCCACGCCCACGTTTAGTGGAGTTAGCGAACGGCTCCCAAGTGCCATAGGTAGGCGAACCGCTGCTGGGGTCGTCATTGGTAGACCTTGAGTAAAGCTCGGCGTTGGTCTCTGACAGGTCGTCAGCGTCAATGTCGTTCCAAGTGTCAATGTTGGCCGACCGCGAATCCCAGAAGTCATCAGGGTTAATCGTGTTGATCTTCAGGTTGGCCAGCAGTTCAACGTCGTACTTCGCACCAAGATCAAGCGTGTTGGCAAAGATGTAGCTGCCAACCGACACCACATCACCAAAGAAGTCAATGTTGGTAACGCTGTCAAAGTCGGTGATGTCATCGATCTTGCCGTCAGCCTCAAGCGTGATGCCGCCTTCTGTGACGCTGTTAAACGCCTGGGAGAAGGTGCCGGTGAAGTTAGGGCTTTCGGTGTAGGTCTGGACGACCTCAAGATCCTGTGGCTCTGGCAGTTCAATTAGAACCTTGGGGATCCCTGTCAAAGGCGCATAGTTGCCAACAGAATCTTTGGCGCGAACAAGGTAGTGACCGTCAAGCAATGGCACGATTTTGCGCGTCGTGCTGCCGTTGACAGCCGGAACAATCTTTTCGGACTGAGCCCATTTAATGTCGCCAGTGGTGCGCGGGTTGTGGCGAATCTCAATGGTGCCGCCAATCTTGACATCAAGATCAGTTGCTTCAGGCCAATGCAGCTCTGCTGTGTGCTGGTCGATTGGCGTGATATTGAGGCTAGCAATGTTGCTTGGCGGTGAACTTTTGCCAACAGTTGTGATTTTGCCGTTAGTGCTAGACGAACGACGCTTGCCGGTTTGCTCTACATCGAGACCGTAACCGATCGCAGTAATGCTTATGTGATAAGTGCCAACCTCGCTATTTGGAATCTCAGTGCTGGTGGTGGTGACATACAGATATTTGTAGTTTCCGTCGTCAAATCTATAGCCGACCTCGTATTGCTGGGCTCGCGCTGATCGCTGCCAACTTATCCTGACACGCTGCAAAACCTTGTCGCCTTCCTCGTAAAGCTCTTCCTCAAGAACAAGGTTGGTAACAGGGTCAGGTTTCTCGGCAAGTTGCGTAATATCTCGCGGAGCAAATCTGAATGACGCCTCTTCGCTTTCAATCGCCGTGTACTTTTCACCTTCATGTGCTATCGCGCTGATTTCATAGGTTGATTCATTTTCAACAACAGAAAGCACACGCCACAAACTGAGGTTTAGGTCTGCATATCCAATAGAGAATGGCGTCCCTGCTACCGGCGCAGTGTTCAAGGTCTCACCAGGCGTCACCGTGTTGCCAACGATTGTCGAGCCTGCAACAGCTTCGACCTCGTAAACCTGTGCCCCTGACCTTGAATTTGTTTTTGCGTCGTCACCATCACGGCCTTCAGTGATGACATTTAACGTAAAACTGCTGGGTGCCTGAGCACCGAACATTTGGACATCACTGCGGTCCAGTTTTACTGATGTCGTTGTAGATCCTGCGATAACGCGGCCTGACACTGTCTTGCCAGCACGGACAGGATCACCAATCTTGATCAGATCACCCGGCCTGACAGTAATGCCTGCAGCAATGTCAGTCTCAAAGTTGCAAACCTCGGTTTCAAAGTGCGATGTATAAAGAAACCAATGCCCAAGACGGCGTGCTTGGCCTCGACTTGTGCAAGCGAAAGCGGTGATGCTTTGCTTGTTGTAGCCGTATTTTCTGACTGGCTTGAAGTTGGTTTGGTTTAGCTCGACCAGCTCATGCGCAAAATCTCGCTTGTTGTTGTCAAAGTATTTAACAGAAACGCACGTTGGCCGATTCTTGAGACTTGATCCTGAATAGCTGAAACCCGCTTCAGTAACGTTGCTCTGGTTAAAAGTGTAGGCAAAAACATCAGGCGCATCCTGTGAAACGCTAATGCCACCAGCCTCCCAGAACGGCATTGCTCTAAACACAGAGCACATTTCTTCTATAAGCTTGAAAGCCTCCTGTTGCGTCTGCAGCACAACATTGCAAGTAAATCGTGGCTCTTCAACGCCGTCATATTGAATTAACTCATTGCAATACGCTGACGCTTTTTGAAAGCTATAAATGTCTAGGTTTTCAGGAATATCAGACGCGTTATCAAACAGATCACTTAAATCACGCTTGCGACGAAGCTCCTCAGGCGTAAGAATCTGCGAGCCAAATCCGTACCTTGTATTTGTAAGCAAGTCATAAAGAATGAAGGCTGGGCAGGTTGTCCATTCCCTTGTTGTTTTTAGCGTGCCGTTAAACGGAGTAATGCTTGGATCTGGGTACTCGATCGACCCATCACTTCGCACCGTTGCATTGTGCGGCAAGCGGACTTTTACCCCGCGAATTTTGTAGCTGCGTTTTGGGATGCTCGGAAACTGATCTGAATCTAGCTTCAGACCAAAAAGTGCGCTGTTTGGAAATCTAGTTTTTTCGCTTATTTTTTGTGTGAAGTCATACCAGATAAGCGTGTCGTTAATAATGTCGTCTGGCCGGTTGAGCCTGTATATTCGCGTAACTCTAATATCAACAGGGAAGTCACCGCTAAGGGGGATTAGATGCCGCCTTTGGTACAGGTCAGGTGAATAGCCTCTAATGAAGAAGACGCCGTCACCTTTATAGACGTTGTCTTCAGTATCCCCAAAATTAACAACATTGAACCCAGTTCCGTTGTACTGAATCTCGATTTTGTATTCAACAAAAATCTCCTTTAACGTTCCCGTGCTGCCTTTTTGCCGGGTCAAGGCAGGGGAGCCAATAGTGAGCCGGACCGAAGTAACGTCGCTGTCCGTGATTTGCCTAGTAACAGACTGACCGTCTGCCTTGTAGTCACCCTCAGGCGCATCATCTGGGACAGTTAGTTCAAGCTCAGTGTTTACAATCGTTGTAGCTTGGTTTGCATCACCGATATTCTCTAGAAACGACTGATCCTGCGTGCCCATGCGGCTTTCAAACCGCGCAATGCGCATGTCAAAATTTAAGTTCTCGACAATGTCTGGGTCGTTTTTGGTTGAACTCGATGTAACAGTTGCCCCACTGCCTAGGACAGGCGTGTTATTAAAAAACGTGTCTTGCAAAGATGCCAAGTGATAGGCATCTGTTCCAACGGTCAAGCCACTAGCAGAAGGGAACCCCTCAATTTCGCCTTCACTCAACAGGTCAATGATGCGAACGACCTGCTTTGACTCGTGAGTGTCCTTAGGCATTACTCAAGCTCCTCGACGTTCAGGCCAGCCGATACAACAACACTACCGACGATCACCTCTCCGTAAGCGATTGGGATGGGCACTCCTTCCCTGCTGACGTTCTGGATGCCAGAAAAGCTGAAGTTGTTGCGTGGGTCGTTATCGATGTCAGGAGTTGGCACAGTTGGCGACAGCAAACCAGCAACACCAGTTAAAACAAGACCAAGACCAAGGTTGCCAGCACCCGCTGCAATGGCACCCGTTGTCAGAAAGGATTGGGAGCTAACGCCTACGATTGCATTACTGGAAAACCCCGTAAGCCCTAACGAAGCACCGCCAGACGCAATCGCAGCACCAATCAACAAAGCCCCGACAAGAATCGCGCCAAATCTTCTAAAGAAATTTGCTCCAGTGACCACCGGAATGATTCTGATGTCGTCATCGGGCATTAAGGGATAGCCGATTTGCTCTGGTGAGTCCCCGAGCTGCAGCGTATGTGGGCCAACCGCGACGGTGTAATGCCCGGCGTTCATGATTGAACGCAGCTCAGGGAAGTTGCACAGCAAAAACCGAATCGCCTCTGCCGGTGTCCTTGCTACTGCTTCAAATACCTTCTGACCGCAGTGCTCCGCCAGGTGCCCATACAGCCTGATCTTGCGAAGCATTGCCATCACTCGCCATGCCCTTTGATTCTACCGACGACTCAAGGGTCAATCTGCAGCCAACTTTCGTCTGCCATGCCATAGATGAACCACGGCAACCCGTACTGAGTGCAAGCCTTTTTGTCATTCTCGCTAGGCAAAGCAGGCGCACCAGGATGGCTATGGACTACAGCCAAAACTTTGCCGGTGTCCTCAGCAGCCGCGTAACCCATCGGATCAAGGATAAAAACGTCATCCTCATCGCTCAGGTTTTTACACGGCCAGTAATGCTCTGCACCGTCAAGCATCACGAGCAACCCGCAGGATTCCTTTGGTGCTTCCGTTTCAGCGTGCTGCACCGCTGCCTTTTGCCAATCGTCCATCAGTTGTTTAAACCAACAGCAGGGAACGAGCCGAACGGCAAGCCGCCATGAGCGTCATTGCTTGGAAACCGCAGCTTACAGTCGCTGATTCGCTTGCCGCATACATCAGCATCGACAGCAGGAACGTTCGTGACTTGCTCTACTTGTGGCTCACTTGTGATCGGTTGGTTAGGGGATTGCCAAGTCACGTCACTGCCGTCAGTGTCTTCAACGACAAGAACGCCGTCATCTTTTAGGCGCAGCTGCTTAGCGTTTAGGAATCCAGTAGCTGTAATTTTGAAGATAGCTCCAACCTCTTGCAAGGTGCCATCTGTTGGATGATTGGCCCTGAAAGGGTTGTTGCTCGACAGAGTAAGCCTCGCAGTCCAATCCTCTTGGTCTTTCCATAAGCCTGTCTGACCAAGGATTTGGTAGCCAGTAATCTTGTTCCAACCAAAGCCCGTATAACCGGAATTGTTCTGCGAGTAGTTACCGGCAGCCAATGCGACTGACTCTAAACTGAACCTGATGTTTACAGAACGAACGCCCCAATCAACATGGTCCTCGGTGAAATTTTTGTCAGCCGTAGTCGTTTGGCCTGCTGCACTAGGACTGCTCTGCTTTAGTTCCCATGTAAAACCACCTGATCGGCCAACATTGATGTCAGGTGGCGTCCACTGGTCTACACCGTCAACACTAAGGCGAGCGATGGATGATATTTGACCCAAGCGATGTGTATCTTTACCAGTCCAAACGACAGAGTCAGGGTAAGCATTGCGGGCGAAATCATCGTTATACAGGACGAGGTTGCCGTCTTTCTGCATGATGAGCGTATAGCCGTTTGCGTTTTCTCCTAAAACAGTTCCACTAGACCAGACATCATTAAACTCGCCGCCTGGCTTTTTGTAGATAACAAAATTGCCATCTTTTTGCACCTTGGCTTGGAACCATCCATTTGTCGAAACAAGAGCATTGCCCTCAGTGAGCGTTGAGCCAGCAGCCAGTTTTTCTTGATTAGTTGAATATCCGAAGCTTGTTGCATTAACCAGTGTGATCTGCGTGCCTTCTTTGTTAAAAGCATTAGAGCCGGTGTAGCCACATTCCTTGCTCTTGTACTCCCACTGACACAAGTTCTGCATTACAAGGCGGCGCGGTGCTTTTACGCCAGCCATGTCAAAAGAAGATGTCAGCTCAAACTCAACAAAGTCCCTGTTTTCGGCAACCTTGCGGTCGATGTAGTAAACCTCCTTTGGGAACTGTGCATTTGCACTTGAGTCTGGATTGCCATAGGGGTTCACACCATTCTCCCAGTTATCGCTATCAAGAAAGCGGCTTAGGGTCCGCACTCTTGTGACTTGTGCGCCGCATAGATCATTGCCAGGAGTGATTTGCCTGACGCCCAACAGCAACGCTGTCATCTGGCTCTGCAAATTGGCAAACCGTATTGTTGGCCTTGGCAAAGTGCCATCACCGCTAAATTCAAATCCGGACGCCTCTACTGGCAAAGGTAAGTACGACTCACCGCCAAACTTGATTGAATAGGCGTCAAGGATGTCATCTTCATTGGTTGGTTCAGTCGTCTTCCTATTGCGGCCAGCGTGGAAGTAATACGTCTCATCATCGCCGTGCAGGTTCTGGAATAGCCGCAGCTCAAACAGCTCAATGATTGCGAACGGACTGGAGCTGATCAGCTCAACAAAAGCAGTGCTCATGGCTCAATGACTTGCTGGAACGTTGCTGTCAACTGATTGAGTCCAGCAGATGTCATCTGCTTAGACCACTCCTGACAAATCCACTTATATGTTTCGGTCTCATCTGGCGGCGACCAATCAAAATGCTCAGCCCCACCGCGTGCCTCAAGGAATGTCTCAATGGTGTCTGAGTCTGTCTCGCTGATGTTTTCCCAGGTCAGGTTCCACACCTTGAGATCAGTGTTTAGGCCATAGCGAAGGCGCTGGCTGTAGCCATCACCAAACTGCACGTTGCGCACAGTCGGTTGACTTGTCTTGCTAGCCCCGAAGTTAGGGTCAATAGAGGGAAACGTTGCCATCAGCGGGTTAGAAGTCCTCCAGGTCGTTTCTGCTTAATCAACTCAGCCTGCACAGCTTGGCCGATAACTCTGCCGAGCTGGTTTGCATCAGGCTCATTGCCCTGCACGCTACTGCCACTCGCATCAACATTCACCACCACGCTGCCGACGCCACCGCCTGAGGTTTCAACACCAAGGCGACCACCACGGCCACGGCGTAAGGGGAGCACGGCCTCAGGGCCTGCCTCACCCATCAACGCCATTGTTGGCCGGCCGATGTAACCGCCCTTGGCATAAGGCACGATGCCGTTTTGAGCAAACACGTTGCCTTTGGCGCTAGGGAAGATTTGACTAACCAGTGATCCAACGCCTGACCGCAGGAACATGCTGGCAAACGTCCGCAAGAGTCCAGACAGCGATTGACTTAAAGACTGTGTGCCATCAATCAAACCCTCAATCGCGCTAGTCATTTGATCAGCCAGCGTGTCTTTGATTTGATCAAGCGTGATCTTGTATTTATCAGTCGCCTTGTTGAGTTCAACTGTCGCTTTAGTGGTTTTCTCTACAGCTGTTGTTACTTTGTCCTGCTTTTCTTTTGGCGTCTCAGGGTCCGTAGAAGGTTGCGTCTGAATAGTGACAGGCGTGAAGCCAGAACCTTGCCTGAAATAGTCAGCCGGGGCCTGTGATGATCCAAATAAAACTTTGCCTTGCGCCTCAAGATCTTTGAAAAACTGCTCTCTTGTATCAGCTAGACCTGTTTTAGCAACATCAAACGCTTGGCCAAATTTGCCTTGTCCAACCAGGGTTGCGATTCTGACTAGATCTTGCAGTGTTCGCACAAAAAACCTAGTGGCCTGAACCAAGCCAAGAACCACAGACGCAACGCCACGGATGCCGGCCTCGATGACTTGGAACAGCGGCGTGAAATCTTGTCCGCTGTCAAACAGATCGCTAAACACCTCAAGAATCGCGTTCAACGCTGGCAGCAGCGCGTCAGCCAACTGCTTACGGAATCCGTCAAATTGGATCTGCAGGATTGAGATTTGATCGTTGAAATACTCTGCGTTTTGCGCAAAGTTCTCGCTGGTCTCGTAGTTAAAACGTTCGAGCGCCTCAGATCCGCCATTCAGCAACGTAATCAGCTTTGACCCTGACCGGCCAAAAATGTCCATCGCGATGGCGGCCTTTTCAGGACCATTAGGCAAGTCAGCAAACTTGTCACTAATTTCGCCCAGCAACTGGTCAGACGGCTTGAGGCTGCCATCTGCTTTCTTGACGCTTACGCCTAGCTTTGCATAAGCATCCGAGTAGGTTTTAACGCCATCAGCAGCCTCGCCTTGCGTGCGTGCCAGTGTGCGCAGGCCTGTCTCAAGATCGCTCTGACTAACGTCAGCCAGCTTGCCTGCGTTGGCGTATGCCTGCAGCTTGTCAGCTGCGATGCCTGTCCTAGTGCTCAACTTGCCGAACGCATCGGCTGAATCAATCGCACCTTTTACAAAGGCGCTGAAACCAGCAACAGCAGCAGCGGCAAACAACGCCTTAAATGCGGTGCCAACGCCACGCACGGCCATGCCAAGGTTCTTGGCCTTGCCCTCAACCCCCTGCATGGAGTTGCCAAGGCGCTTGATATTGTTCTCGCCCTTAGTTTTGGCGTCGATTAACAGACCAAACTTGGCAGCCATTTACTTGCTCTCCTTATTCAGGATCTTGACCGCCGCAGCTTCCATGACCTGCAAATTCTCAAGCACGGTCGGCTGGTCCTCGACTTCATACAGTCTAAACAGCCATTCAAGAGCTACATAGTCAAAACCGCAAACGCCTGCAGACGTTGTGCGCCATTGCGTTTGGCAACGCAAGAACATCTCAACAGCAGGCCAGTTGTCAGGCCACACCTCGAAATCTTCAGGCGCTTCAGGCTCAGGCAACGCCAAGCCAAACGCCTTGGCATCAGCCATCAGCTCTGACTTGTCATCAGGGCCGCTGAATAGATACTCAACGGCCTCCTCTAGTTTTTTCTCTTGGCTCCCTGCTTGCTCTCCAGGTAAGCCCCGGCAATCGCGCTTGCCATCATCGGAACATCAAGCAGCTCGTCACGCTTGGTGATGCTGTAAGGCAGCTCTTTGCCGTCCTCATCCTCAACACCTGCCCAGCCTGTCATCACCTCGCGGGCAATCTCAACGTCAGACAAGTTGCCTTCACCGCTTAGCTCAGCGATCTCCAGCAAACGGCTTTGCGTCAGGTCTTTGAACTCAACATCAAAAGTGACCCGCTCGTGCTTGCCCCCATCGACAGGGACATCCACGGAAACGGGCCACTTGTAGGTGTTGGACTTTTTGAGGACGAATCCCATAAAAGGAATAATTCACCCCAAAACTAGCGCATCAAGTTAATACGATCGAGTATTCGTTATTGCCTGCTGTTGTTGGGGTGGCTGTGTAATCAAAGTTCAGCATCTGAATGCCATCAGAGTCTGAGTAGCTCACAGAAGACAAATCAGTCTGTGGTGCGCTGAACGTGAACTTATTGCCAGCGGTTTGACCATGCTGGAACGTGTTGTTTCCAGTGGCCGTGCCAGTGATGGCAGTGAAATAGTTTTTAGTCCCCATTGCCACAGCCTCAAGCACAATGCTGCCGCCAGGACGACGATCAGTAATCAACACCTCTTTAGTGCCGCCGACCAGCTCGCGGTAAACCGTTTGGTTGTTTTGATCGAAGCTGAACGACTGCACAGCCCCGGCATAAGCGAACAGCT